CCAGTTAGGGTCTATTTCTTTTTTGCTTTTGGGGCAGGCTTCTTAGCTGTTGCTTTTTTAGCTGGTGCTTTCTTTTTAGCTGGTGCTTTCTTTTTTTCCGGGAGAAGTTTCTTCCATGTCGCTTCATCAGCAACCCCGGTGACGTCTAATTTGTTTTCACTTTGAAAAGCCGCTAACGCCATGTCAGTGCTACGAGCAAAGCGACCATCTACATATAACTTAGCACCTTTGTTATTTAATGCTTCTTGAAGTTCACGAACCCCTTTTACATCAGAGTTGTTTGTTCTCGACAAATTGTAATTAGGCATTTTTCTCCTATTCGTATAATTGATTTTCAGCATCATCAGGAACTACTGGCTGTTGCCGTAAGCATGAAGCTGTCGCATCTCCTACCGGGCCCAGTGTGGCTACAGCTCCTTTAATGACTGAAAAAGCGGCAGGTAGCCCACCTAGTGCCGCCATTTTAAGTGTGCTAATTCCACCCATATCAACTCCAAGACCTGAAGCTGACATCAAACCTAAAAATGTTTGTATGTATGTGAAAATAGCTCGTTCTAAAATATCTTTTAATTGGTCAATGTTTAATCTCATTACCCCACCTTAGCAAATAATTGTCTCCAAGTAAGCGGTCCGACTATTGCATCAGCAACCAAATTGTTAGCTAATTGAAATTTGCGAACAGCTCTTTGCGTCTTTCGACCAAAAATGCCATCCGCAAAACCGCATTGAAAACCTAAGTTGTTTAATTGTGCCTGTAGTACTTTTACCGCACTGTTTTTAGATCCTTTGCGTAACGGTTGCCTGCGTACCTGTTCCCCCAACATAGCTATCGCCGCTCCTACTCCTTTTAGATCCACTTTCTTTTTAATAGCTGTTTTCGTTTCTGTTGGTTTTCCTTCCATTGCCGGGGCTGGAAAAATACCAGATGTGTTACGCCATTGGAAATGCCACCATTCAAAAGGGTTTAGCACCGTCTGTCGAATACCGTAATCTTTAGCTATTCGTGCTACATCTCCTGTAGTTAAACCGCTCCCAGTGATTCTGAGGTCCACGGCGTGTCCGTAGCCGTCAAATTTCTGTTGCATGTGATAGCTACCTGTCCAGCCCGGAGCAAAAGTTCGGTCTGGATTTGCGGCTAAATTAAACCCCGGTTTACGAGCAACCCAACCATCGTATAAGCGTTTCTGGTCGGCGTATGAGCGCACGCCTGATACGATCTTAACTTTTCCAGCTATACGGCTATCTTCATTTAGTAGCGCATGTAAGCGTGCCTTAAAAGTGGGATGCAATAAATCAGTACGAACCCATTTGCTAGTAGTTGGCAAAGACATGCAATAAACTTTAGCAGGTTATTCGACAAATGTCAGCCACAGCATTTCGTTTATCGACTAACCGCAAAAAATAGGGCGGTGAGTTAAACCAAGAAAACCCACCGCCCTACCGGGATGCCTATTTAATTGGAGTTAACTAGGCATGATCTATTTATGATTCTATACGCACACTGGGACGCTGAGAACGAATCTCAGCATATTCATCTGGATCAATCCCATATTTTTCAACTAGTGGTGTTACTTTCCAATAGCTGATGTAAGCGCATTCTTCTATAACACGGCGTAATGCTCCCATTTCGCTTTCTAATACTTCGCCTGTTTCTTTATCTATTAAACGAGCATCTCTAGCCCTAGCAGTCATTACGTTCCACATTTCTTCGTTATCCCATTTGCGGTTTTTACTATTAGATATAGTTACCCGACCTATACCGCCTATAACAGCTTTGAAAGGTGGTTTTGGTTTTATCTCTGAAATGTCGCTGATGATTTCTGATTCCCAAGTTCGTAACTCTTTTATTCGCTCCCGACAATCTTGTAGTTCAGCTAACCTGCGCAAATAGTATTCGTATTCGACAGGATTGTCCATTGCATATTTATCTGCTTTAGCATCGTTTTCAAAAGCAGTCGTTTTATTTCTCATTGGTTTTCTCCTTAATAATCATTTGACCAGTTAGCACCATCACAAAATGGGCAAGTTGGATATCTCCCGGAGATAGATGTTTCTATCAGCGCTCGACAATCCATACATTTGACGTAGGTTCTTTTTTTACGCCATTGCTTTTTTGCTTTGGACTGACTGAAATCAAAATCAAAATCATTTGATACTGTCATTGGTTTATTCCTTTCTTGGTTTAGCCCAACTATACAAGAAGCATGGGACATACTAAAACGTAAAATGATGTTTACATACCGGGCCTGAACTTATATAGTCATCTACATGGAGTTAACAAATAAACCAAAAGGAGAATCAATGACATTAAAAATGGAGCGTAGATACATCTACGGCACAGGAGGCTACGGTTGGAAATCAATTTGTGAATGCGAAATAGCTAAAAGAAAAGAATACCGATTCGGCGCTTTTAATCCATCAGTTTCAATCCGCAATGTCAATCGACAGAGAGGCGGTCACGAAACATGGGGTACTCAACGATAAAAAAAAGCCCCTTCCTCCCGGGAGGGGCTTTTTTTGTGCCTGAGATTATTCACCGTAGGGCTTTGCATGCCCTAATGTAATCATTTCGTCATTTAGACAATCGCCAGCAGGATTCAAAACCCTTCCCAGTATCCTCCCAAACTTTCCTTTTTTATCAAGCTGGGTTTCTATAATTATCTGATCTATGTTTCCTAACCAATCTTCAACAAATCGTTTTGATTCCAAACCTTTTTGTTTTTCAACTAAATCTTTTGTTCTCGATTCTGGTGCGTTAATACCAGCAAACCTAATTCTGGCTTGCATGTGTATATCAAAACCTAAATCAAGAACAACATCTATCGTGTCGCCATCTACAACTCGTTTTAGGTCTGCCCGGTAATGGTATAAATTTTTTTTGCTCATGTATTTTCCTTACTTGAAGGTGCGGAGTTTATTTGAAAAGCCGCATCTAATTCTTCTAACGTTATTTTGCCATCATCCGCATACGCAAATGCCAGCTTCTGTACTACTGTAGCCGTTGCTGTTAAGCCTGATAGTAATGCCGCTTTATATACCGGAATGCCGCCGATAATCGATGCGCCACCGATAACCGCCATTGCCTGATATACGAACGTAGCCATTATCCTCGTAATGACGGAGCCGACTGTTGCTACAGTTTTATTCATCGTTTTGATATTGTTCTAAAGCAACTCCGACTAAATGAGCTGTTAAAGATATCGCAGAAATATAAATGCCTTTTTTCAAAGTAGAACCGCTTAATGTAATTAATACGAGCAAAGTTCCTCCAATTGTTAGGCTAAGGAATAAAACCTCTTTTGATAATTTCTGGAGTATGTCCTTAAACATTTCTTCTCCTTCCTCCCGGAGAACCGACAGACGGTCCGCCGATACTTGTACTTGGTCCTGTCATAGTTGGTGCTGGTCTTACTTGCGTAGCTACTGTAGTTACAACTGTAGTTGCCGCTACTACGGTTCGTCTTTCTTCTACAGTTATGTTTTGACCTGATGCAACATAATCATCAAACGCTCCGCTAAAGATATTCACCTCCTCCTGAAATTCCTCTTTCACTGAATCATCAGCTTGTATGAAAATTTCAGGCTTGTCCTCGAATAATTCTTCTAACTGCTCTGTTTCAGCTTCTTCAATGAAATCAGGATTATCTTCAAGTATTTCATCTAAAACATCATCAGCTTCTAATTCTTCAATAAGTTCATCTAGCGCTTCTTCATCTTCTAGCAATTCTTCTATATCAACTTCTTCAAGGTCTAAATCTGGGTCATCTTCCCACTCCCCGGTTTCTTCATCAAAATAAATATCTTCATCATTCGGTGGACCTTCTTCGTATTCTTCTATAAATTCTTCTTCTATATCTTCTAGTTCTATTTCTTCCGTACCGGGCCCAGCATTTCGTTCTTCGACTAGTTCTGGTTCATTTTCGACTAATTCGACTAGTTCTTGTTCTTCGTCGAATACCTCTATTTCTTCAAAATCTGGTTCTATACCGGGCAACTCGTCTATAATAATTTCACCATCATCATCAAAGGGAATATCATCAAACCCAAAATCAAACTCCAAATCATTTTCAGTTATCCATTCTTCAAAAGCATCACCTATTTCTTCAGCGGTTGGTGGCTCTGGTATGGGTGTAGGAGTTGGTTGCGGTGAAGGTGTTGGCGTTGGTTCAGGTTCAGGTGGGGGAGTATCTTCAACTGGTTCCTCTGGTTCTTGATCTTCAATGGGTGTTGGCTGAGGCGTTGGTTCAGGAGTTGGACTGGGTGTCGGGTCTGGGATTGGATCTGGATCAGGAGTTGGAATCGGGTCAGGTTCAGGTGTCGGTTCAGGAACTTCTGGCGGTGGTGTAGGCGTAGGCTGGGGAACTGTTACATCAACGTTAATGAACTCAAGTGTGTATGTGCCTATGTAATCAACATCAAAAGCATCAGCCCTCAATGAGTAATCTCCGGGAGATAATGTCATAGCTATTTTAGAATCCCAGCACATATTAGACCCATCGTTCACCTCTGTATGCCCATCATCATCTTCAGCTATTTCAGTTAAAACGCCATCCGAATCGACAGAGTACAGCCATAGGTGAGGGTCAGCGGCATAATCATGTGGCGCATTATCCCAATCATCACAGGTCATGCTAGTGAACGTTTTAGCAGTAATATCAGTTTCTTCAGTTAGCGTGAATGTGAAACTCGGTCCCTCTCCAAATACATGAACCCATACTGTGCAGGTCCACCCGGTTTCAGTTTCAGTACATGTAGTTTGTTGGGCTTGGGCAGGAACTATCCATGCCATCAATAGCACTAATGCTAAACATGACCTACTAATTATCTTAAGTAATACGGTGGCAGGGCGCATATAACCTAATTTTAGGTCAGTCTCGACAATTTGTCTTTAGGTGCTGGGGCATAAAAAATCCCCTACCATCTGCGGAGTAGTAGGGGATTTTAGATTTAGTGAATTTCTATTATCTGATCATTGTCTGCTAAAAAAGCGAAATCGCCATCGTAACCGTAACCTTTATGACCACTTATACCTTTTATGTTTACCATTTTTTGTTCTGGATTATGAAATAGATAATGCTGTACCTCAGTTACTTTTAGTAGTACGTCAGAAATAGTTATCAGATCACCGACCTCTACCCATTTGGCTTCAGTTTCACCTATACGCCAGTAAGGCGTTTCGTTTTCGCAACAGTTTTGCATGTTGTCCCTTTCTTGGTTTGGTTTATTAATTAACTCCATGTTCTGACTATATAAGTTGGGGCCCGGTAAGTAAACTTCTATATAAATAAATATAAAGAGGGTTTACATCTATTGTGATTAATGTATGATCAAAATATGGAGTTAACAACAAATAAACCAAAAGGAGAAGATTCCATGAAAGTAACTAGCATTAGATACTTCAAGACCAACCGGGGAGTTGGATATGAAGCAAAAACAGAATGCGGAAGTATTCTAAATGACGGTGATGGTGGACCTACCTACTACAGAGGAAACACACCAGAAGCTATTAAGAAGCATATTGGAATTTGCGAATTCAAATTAGAAGAATATATAGATGTTTTTGAAGGCATAAACGAAAATAGATAACTATTAAAGCCCTCTACTTCGGTAGGGGGCTTTTTTAGTGCTCCGTATATTGTTTACAGAACCGACAATGGATTCTAAACGGCGTTGTAACTAATTCAGCTATCAGCTTACCGCAATGATCACAAAGTGCGTTAGCGAGCGTTTTAGAGCCTTCTGACGGCTTTTCACCGTAAATGTCTATATTGCTTTTGTTATTAGAAAGTTGCATGAAAACAAAACACGTTCCTGTGAATCTCTGTCGAGTGGGAACGGTGACTGTTCAGCTTCTATTTTCAAATACAAAGTTGATGTTAGTGTTTGGTTCTCGACAGATTGCAATGATTTGAAAACATCTACAGCTAATGATTCACCAGTAGCATAACTAGCTGACCTAACTAACGTTTGTATACCGGGGGTTTCTAAAATAGGGTAGCTAGTACCGAATGTGTCCGTAGGAGCTGTGCCTCCTGACTGAATTAAAGCGACACAAGTGTCAGGAGTTTCCGGGAGCCTAGATAAAAAAAGGTTTGTGCCTAACGTAAGGTCTTGTGTCGAGATGCTGGCGCTATTCAAATATGATCCTAAATCAGTCAAAATGCTCATCGTGAATACAGCCTAATATATTTGTTTATTAGTTTCAGTAAATGCTTTTGAAAGCCTCTAGGACCAACCTGCTCTAAAGGATGCTGTAAATACTTTGGGCTTCCTTTAGGTCTGCCAGTACCGGGAGAAGTCGGACCGCTTCCAGATTTTTTGCTTACTTTTCTTTTCCCCGGTGGTTTCGGTGGATGATATAAACTTTCTAATTCATGCTGAACTACTGCGTATGGTGCCGCTGTTCCACCGTAGGCTATTTCACCTTTAGGGTTATCTGACTTAATGATTGGGTATTTAATAACCATTGACCTTGCTAATGCACCAGTGTCGAAAGGAACAAGCATTTGAGATTTTATAGCAACTTGTTCTGTTATATCAGTTACAGCTTCACGGCTTGCTTCTATAACTACTAAATTTCCAGCCGCTAATTTTTTTCGCAAATCAGCCATACCTGTTACCGTAATCATTTATTACCGGGCCCTCCCCAAATAAACAACTAAACCTACTTGCCCTAACGCATTAGATTTATGGTCTACCCTAACTATCGGTCTTGTTCCTGAAATAGGAGCAGGTAAAGTTATTTGATCATCTACATTTAATGAAAGCGTCTGATCTGGAATGTATGCGATGTAATCGCACTGATCTGTTTCTGTCGAAATGTCTCGTTCTGCCCTAGTGCTTTTCCGAACATAGGCAGGATAAGTAGTTGCATCCCCGGTAAAGGTTCTTTCTCCGTAATTATTCAAAGTACTACTAGTTCTAATATCAACCGTTGTCGGTGTCATTTGAACTTTTAGGTCGGTAGCAAATACTGAAGCTGGCGAAGCACCTGTCACGATGCCCAGCCTTCATCTTGGCTTCCTCCCGGAGGAGCTGTAGATGGACCTGCCCCATAGTCTGTGGTATTAGCGAATTGTCCTTGACTAAATGATGGCTGAACTAAGTCGCTGTTTTCTCGATCAATGTCTTTATCCGTAACAGTGATGCCTCCAGCATACGGTGTAGGGGTTCCGCCTTCACTTTGAGCAAGCGCTTTTAATTCTTTTGCTTGCAACCGGGCCCCTTCTGCTTTCTGGGACATGTCTACTTTCATGTCTCCTATAGACTGATCGGCAAGGCGTGAAAATTTTGATGCGATAGTTACCATGCACCGATATGCAACCGTATATAGAGCATCAGTTGATGTTGTACTCCCGGTAACTTGACTATTAGTCCATGTAATTTCTTCGTTAGCTAAAAGCTGATCGTTAGTATCGGTGTCGCCTATAAGGAAACGGATTGCATCTAAAGCGCTTGAATCTGGATCTCCTGAATAACTCCAAGCCATATTATCTCCTTAATAGTTTTGTAGGGAGAGAGGTTGCCCTCCCTCCCTACAGGTTTAACGGTTTAGCGGTGGCGCTTATTAAAAGCTGATTACTAAATCGTAGATCAGGCTACGCAGTTGCTAAAGAAATATCCAAGTGCTGATGAAATTACTTTGTAACTCCATGCGCTTTCAATTTCTATTCTGTCTGCTCGGTGAGCATCCATGCGGAATCGACTGATGGCGGTGTTGGTTCCAATCCCACCAGACTGGGCTAGCCCTGTCCATGAGAAGTTGTAGCCAGCGGATGGTGCCATGATTCCAGCGTTAGGTGCTACATAGGCGAGTAGGGCATCTTTATCACCGATTTGTGCGTATGATGCGCTTGCGCCTTCGTCTGCGCTGTTTTTAATTCCACCCATTACAAGCACACGATCTACACCAAGTACAGAAGCGAGTAGCTCCTCAGTTATTGATGCGGAACTTGTATATTTGTATCTGTCGATTATGTCTGCATGGTTTTTCAAAATTGAAAATACTGCGTAAGACATAACCATCGTATTTGGCTTGTAACCAGTGTTTGTTAGAACAGTGTTAATTCCTGTTTGAACATCTCCGATTGGGTCTGAACCAGAAGCGGCACTCCAAAGAGTTGAAGGTGTGCTATCGGTTCCCCAAATTGAGGTTCCAAAGTATTTGCTTGCCCAGTCAATTTCTTGACGTAGGAGCATTTGTTGGGTTAGGAATCGGGTTGCATCCATATCGGGTGAAAGCGGAGCATCGCTGTTAGCCCTTACCTGATCGCCGATGTCTTTATGCAAAGCATAGACAAGAGCTGAGTAGGTGTCGGTTGAAAGCCCATAACCTGTTCCTGCTGATTCAGTTCCGTCTGCTCGCAATTCGACAGAATCACGGAAGAAGTCAGCTTGGGTGTATGTAAAAAATTTATCGCTTTGTTTTTGAACAGGGACTGTAGGAAATACCTTCCCGGCTACAAAGTGATCTTGATCCTGCATGTACGCAATGCTCATGTTGGTGAGTATCGCATCTACATGGACATCTGATGTGGTTGGTGATGGCATAATTTATCTCCTTACGCCGCTCGGCTGTTTGATATTGTTATCAATGCTGATTGCAAGGTTCCTGCGGCTCCAGCAGTTAGGGCTTGACCACAGTTGAAAACTGTTGTCTCTGAACCTGCGCTTACTGGTTGCGCTTGACCGTCAGCGGATGTACCAATAACATCACCTGCGGCAAGAGTAGCATCAGCAGATACTTTGGAAACACCAAAGACTGTTACGATTGCTTGCTCACCTGAGGCTGGTTTGTTCTGCAATACGCCGATTGGTTTATCGGTTACTGCGGCGCAAACTGTTACGGTATTTTCGCCTGACATTTTTACAAAATAGTATTGCTTGGCGGACAGATCGGCTGAAGCCGTAAATGTTCCGATGTTTATACATGGTGATTCGTATGCCATGATTAGGCTCCTCTCTGTTCAGCTACATAAGCGCTGTACAGTTCTGGTTGGGCTACAGCTACTTTGGCGATACCGTCAGCTAAAGATGATGCGGTTCCTTCTTCAACCATTGATTTCGCAATGCTCTCGATTTGTCCGTATGTATCTTCATGCTCCGGGGAGCCGTCTGAGCCAATTTCTTTCAAGATGCCAGCTTCGCCTAAAGCAACTGCTACAGCATCTAAAATGTTTTCTATTTGTTCTGAAACCTCAGTATCAAATGAACGTAGGGAACGAAGAACTGGAGCAAACTCAACCGGGTCGAGTTGCGGAACAATAGCCCACTTCTGCGAATCGGTTTGTGCTTTTTCCATAGCTGAATCTTCTTTTAGTTGGCTAACTTCAGCTTTTGCGTCAGCTAGTTCTTTTCGAACGTCTGCAAGTTCTTTCGCAACGTCTGTTGATTCAACTTCATTGTCCACAACGTCAGTATCTGTTACTGATTCTTCTTTTTGAACTTCTGTTTCCACTTCGTTCTCCAAGTTTTGTTCGTTGTTAATTATTTCTGCCAACTCACTGGTTAGTTCGTTATCGGTGTTTTTCATAACTGCCCAACCTTCATGTAATGAGGCTGGGTGGTCTACTCCGCTAATTTCTTTTAATCGCAGGTTAGTTAATTTTTTAACTCTGCGCCCAAATCCAATTTTTGACATGCGATTAGATTAGCAGTTCTCGAAATGTTTGTCAGTACTCCCGGAAATTAGGCACAAAAAAATCCCTCAGCCTATTTATTAGACTGAGGGATTTTTCCCTTATACCAAGCTATGTGCTTCGGCGTTTGGTGTTTGTAGAAAATCGCTTGCTAGTTTTTCACCGTGTGTGGTTGTAACTTTTGATATTTGCGCTAATGCAAAACCAACTTCATGTCCGTAAGTTTTGCTCTGCCCGGTTTCTTCAACTATGACTGACCAAATTACGGTTTCATTTTTACGCTTTTCTACATTTTTTACTACTGCGTGAATACCTAATAGGTATTTAGGCTTGCAGTTTTTGAAAGTAATGGTTTGCCCTTTTTCTATATCGCATGCTTCTGATGCGATGGAAGCGCTTGCCTTCTCGACACCGCCTGCGCATCTTTTTAAGAAGTTAGCGGCACTGTTCAGATCATCAAAGTCACTAACTTCTTTAATGTCTCTATATGAAACGCCGTTTAGTCTTTGAGCAAATTCCATTATTTCTTTTGCTGTAGGAAAATCTGTTGAACTCATTTGTAGTTCACCTCCTTTTGGTTTACTTGTTAACTCCATAGTCTGATCATACGGTATCCCATTATTAAAGTAAACCCCATTTATATATTCTTAAAGTTTACATACCGGGCCCCACACCGTCATATATAGAAAAACTAAATCCCTCATCTTTCGAGACTTTGGGATTTTTTTATTGCTCTAACTCGTTAAGCTGTTCCTGTAACTTGCGGTTCTGAATAGTTAAGATTGCGATTCGTAATTCGTTCGGAAACTGAACATTAAGTTCGTCAAGTATCTCCCTTTCGTTAATCTCAATCATCATCTGATTCAACAATCTCTGTGCGTTCATATTCAACAATTAGTTCGCCTGCTTCATCAGTCATGTCGCTGTCGATGATGGCTTGGTCTTTGCGTTCGCCTATCACCATCCAGTTACACTCCGCTCCGCTTGGTCCGTTAATGGTTAGTGTCTTTCCTGATAGTGACCAAGTTACAGCATTTCCTGAACTACTAACCATTGACCAGAGGTTCTTGTTTAATGCTTCAAAAGTTCCTGCTGTCATATTTGAAACTGTATCTAAATTAACGGTTGCGGAGCCACCTGTAAGTGTTACGGTTCCCCGGTAGATGTTGTCGCATGTTGGTCCCTCAATAAAGCTGTGACGCAAACGCCAATTGCCCCCTTTAGTTGGGTGCGGTATGTCGAATGAACCAGAGGACTTGGAAAGTGAACCAACGACTACAAGTCCTGATGAACTTAGAGCCATCCTTGTTGAACTTGTCCCGGTAAACCAGACGTGATAGTTAGGCAGGGAACTATCTCCATCTCCGTATAAGTTGTAACCAGCACCAGTATCAAGCGCAAATCCTCCTGAGCGAAGTTCTAGAATTTCTCTACCAGAACTTGGCGTTACCCTGATCGCACCTGAAGAATTGCCAAAAAATTTAAGGTAGTAGTTGTCAAATGAGAACTTTTTTTCTCCACCGTTCCCCACATCAATCTGATCTCCCGCCTCCTGAAAGAATCCAGTGTTGCTGTCCCCACTAAAAGAAATAGACGGCGACCCTTCAGAACCAGTTGCTACAACTAAAGAGGTTATATCTAATGCGTTTAATTGTGCGGCTGTAAGTACTTGTCCAGATGAGAAAGTCATATCCCTAGCCTAGCCTAAAAGTGTCCAAGATGCCTATGTCGGTATTATCCAGTTTCAGGCTTTGGTTATCTATCGCACTTACTAAATCGAATCGTATCTGAGTGTTCTGTGGTGTTGCGTTTATCTCACGACCTACGATCACGCACTTATAGGTTTTTGAACTCCCAGCTCCGGTAGGTGTAAGTGTTACTTCCGCATAGGTCCAGAGGCAATCGTCACCGCTGAGGAGATCAGTAAAGTTAGTGTTCTGCGAGCCAGTATCTATATGCGGTTCTATTGCGCCGAGTGTTGTCGTTATTTGTTGCGTTACGAAACTTACGGTGTTGTATCGTTCAGTCCACCAATCCGCCACATTGGTTTTCGCTGTTTGCGAAGGAGTTGCCTGTGGCAGGATAACATTATTGTAATTGACCGAGCGAACTCCTAAACCCTGCTGGCTTGTTGTGTTGTTGCTGATTACCGCATCTCCGCTCCCACCTTGATCTTGAACGGTTGATTGATTAGATACTTGCGAACTATTGAACTGAGTAGATGCGCTCATTATCGGATATACCCCGGAGGAGCCTGTTTCGTTGAACACAAACTTTTTGAATTTGTCATTGCTACTGACTGTTTCTCTTGTCAGTTTCCGATTAATGTAGAAAGCATTGAAATCAAATTTGGTACTAGCACCTGAACCTGATGTGCTGACGTTAGCTGGGAACGCTATGCCCGGTCCTGTTGGGAGTACTTGATTGTTTATGTAGTCCCTAGCGCTACCTGCTACAAGGCTTTGGAGTTTCCCTGTGTAACCTATTTGGTTATCTGTAGCTGGTGCGGCTACGGTTATGTCGTTGTTTCCTCGTTCGATCGTCATTTGTGAATCAGCGGCGGCGGCGAAACGTGGGAAAGCTACAGCCGTAATGGTGTCTCCTCCGCTACTGTAACCGTTCACGATATCTAACATAATTTCATCTAGGGAATCATAAACCGGGCTACTTAAACTGATTGCTGTTACTTGATCTCTAGCGGCGTAGATAAACGGATCAGCTAATGTAAGGACCGCATATGAACGTCGTCCGTCATCATCAAAACGAATATCAGTACAGACCATAAAGCAAACGTCACTTTCAAGAGTAGAACCGCCGAGATCACTTTGAAGTTTGAACTTATATACAGCATTAAACCAGTCGTAATTCTGCAGACTTCCTCCTCCTCCGGGTGTTAAAGCGTTGTCCTGATTATCTAGTTGCAACGTGCCACGACTTGTTCCAAATCTTCCAACCTGCGCTTCTTGTCGTATCTTAAACCCTTGCGTGCGTGTCGTAAACGTTTCAAAAACTACGCTTCCGCTATCTATCGTCATGCCTTGCACGACCCATGCTGTTGTTACGGTCATCGTCTTACCGTTGAAGATACTGGGAGTTGGAGGTTGCCTTCTTGTCGTGTGTATCTTTCAAGTTCTCGAACAACGTCTTCACCAGATACGCCTACTGGCATGTTGATAGTTACGTTAGTTGTTCCGCCCATACTGCCTAAGCGGTCTAACGGCACTATCAACTCTGGTCCTGCCTCGCCCACCAATCCGAGCATTGGACCTTTTACCAATCCTCCCTCAGCGAATCCTGCAAACCCAGCCATTGATCCAAACAGCCCGGTAGTAGCACTTAATAATTCTGGTGTGGGTGTCGCTCCTGCCATGAGTTGCATTAGCTCAGGTGGCACTCCGGAGAAGTTAATCCCTGCATCAATCATTAGTTCTAGATTGTTAAGAACAGCAATTTGGTTCTCTAAGTCAAATAACACATTGACGAGTCTTTGGAAATCCTCATCCGGCATTACACCTTTTAGGTTATCCAAATCAGCTTTCGCATCTTTAAGGAAAGTTGCTAAAGCAGGATCAGTTAAATCGTCAAACGTTTCTATTGTATCAACGATTGAATCAGCTAGATTCTTTGACGCTTGTGTTAAATCGGTTTGCCGTTCGAGTTGGGTTTTCTCCTCATCATTCAGCCCCACAATGGCTTTGCCTAAATTAACGAACATGTCTTTGACTTTGAGCAAGGCTAGGTCTAAATCAAATGAATCTGAAACTATGTCATCAAATTGTCCCATTAATTCATCAAACTGATTTCTGATTTCTTTAATCTCATCAGCGGTCAGTCCCAAGTCTTCTCTTAGGAAAACAAATCCTTTTTCTACTGAGCGTGTCGCTTCTTCCACTTCACCCAAACCAAAATCAATGTCTTCAAGGCTAGAGTTGAGCAAATCCATTTCCTGAGACTGCGCCATAATCGTATACATATCTTGCAATGCCCGAACTTGGTCTTCGGATTCTTTAGTTGTTTCCAACATGCGAGCGCCAAGATCACCGAAAGCGTTTTCAAAGAACCCAAGTGCTTCCTCACCTTCAAGAAACTCTTTGACAGATTTCTTTGTTGCGTTTCTTGCGTCATCAAAAGCGTCAGCGGTGTCATCTAACGAAATATGAAGATCTCTAGCCTGCTCTGTTGTGAGTTTTCCTTGCCTTACTGCTTCAGCTAACGCACTTGTATAAGGTCGGATACTTTCGTCAGCGTTCTCTAATGCTGTGGCAAACGCTTCAACATCACCACGTTTCGCCATCGCTTTCGTTTCATCTCCAAACTCATGGAATAAATCAGTGCCTGTTGCAAGTAACGGCATAAGGTCTTCCATATTCAAACCGAGTGCCTCGAACTCGTTGTTCAAACCTTTCTTCAAGAGGTCAGCGGTTAATGTGGCTTCGCCTGTAAACTTTTTGACATCGGGAACACTCCCTTCGGCTTCCTCTGTCACTTTGCCTATTGCTTCCGCTAATGCTTTGAAGTCATCAGTTAAAGTAACAGTTGGGTCACCTGAAGCAATTAATTCTTCCTGCAAATTATTCATGCGCTCTTTGGCTTCCTGCGCTCGCTTACGGAATCCACGCATAATTAAAGCAGTCGCCCCAACCGCAACGCCCATAGCTACCATTGCTTTCGGGTGAGCTTTCACAACACTTAACAAACCACCAAGAGCGCCACGACCTCCCTTGCCTGTCAGTTTCCCAGCGACCATGAGCATTGGACCTGCCGCCGCAGATACACCGAGCATCGCTGATGCTGTGGTTTTTAATGGGCCCGGTAAGTTACCGAAGCCAGTGGCTAATGTTTTAATAACCTCTGATAATGTTTCGAGAACTGGAACAACTATAGGGATTAAAACATTGCCGATATCGATTAGGGCTTGCTGTAGGTTCGCCATAGCTTGTTGTAGTTTGAAAGCTGAGGTGTTTGATGTTGCTTCAAATGCTTGATCAAGCGCACCTGTAGTATCGGTCATGTTTTCAAATATCTGAGCTGTAGTATTAGCGTTTGCTCCCATAAGGTCCATAACACCTGACAAGGCTCTAATGTTTCCGAAAACTTGTGCCGCCGCTTCTTCATTTCCAGCAAATTCTTCAGACAGAGTTTTTAGTGTGGCTAAAAGCCCTTCCTCCCGGAGTTGCTTCCGTAAGTTTGCAGATGAAAGCCCCATACCTGATAATGCTTTTTCAGCTTGTACCGATGGGCGTAATAGCGAGGATAGTATTCCACGAACCTGTGTTGCCGCTTCTGCCGCATTAGTTCCTGTTCTCGAAAGAGCCGCAAACGCCGCACCGACTTCATCAAACTGGACACCCATAGCTGAGGCAATAGGCAAAACACGCCCCATGCTCCCGGCAAGTTCAGATGCTTCCAGCTTTCCTTCCCTAACAGCGGCAACCATGACATCGGTTGCTTTTGTAGCTGATAAATTCTCAGCGCCGTATGCGTTTAATGCGGATGTAGCTAGATCTGCGACTACAGCTGTTTCACCTAATCCGACTGCGGATGCTTTAGCGGCGGCTTCTAACGTTTCTGTTGCATCAGCACCTCTTAAACCTGCCGATGTAATAAAGAACATTGCGTCAGCTAATTCTTTTGGTGACTGTGCTGTAGTTCCTGATAAACGGCGAACGTCTTGCTCAAATCCTTTAACCGCTTCAGATGATAAACCAACTAATGACTCGATTTTAGTCATGCTGGCTTCAAAATCTGAAGCGGCTTTAATCGACATGCCCCCAACTGCGACTAAGGGCAACGTAACATTTTTAGTTAGCGCCTTCCCGGTCTTAGTTGCTTTTGCTGAAAATTTATCTAATGAACTCCCAGCGGCTTTCAACTGGGTTTTCATTTGGGTAGCGTCAGCCGTGATAAGGGCTTTCAATACGGTGGTCATTGCCGCCATTTATTTTCTACCCCTATTTCTGTTCCTAGCCATTTCGTTCGCTCTATTTCTTTCGTCAGCTTCTATTTGGTATAAAGCCCTCCAGTGAGTCATTTCATCACTCGACATTCGCTCCAATAGTTCACCGACAGTCATTCCTAACTCTCTCGCTAAGTGGAAATAGAACCTTAATTCAGGATTACCCCCATCAAAGCCTAAGAGTCTTTTCCCACTTCATCAACACTATCACTAGCCAACCCGGAGACTTTCAAACATTCCTGAGTTAGCTTGTCAACTGATTGTGCTGATTTTTCAGCGAATAGCCAATCTAAATCTTCTTCCGTGAATACTGCATCCCCGGTATCTGGTTCATAACAACAGTGAAGTAAAACGTTTTTATATAACTTCATTGCCGCACCATCTTCATCAGCACTCCAGTCGTTTTGCATATTTGCTCGCTGTAATGCCGTCATCGATTTAACGCCAACCTTCACATCCCATTCTGGGATATCAACGATGGTTATGAATCTGTCATCAGATTGTCTTATTTTGTCTGCTAATCGTGCCACCTTAATCTCCTTTGCAAACTTAGTAGGTGCCTCTTGTAACCGCACCAGTCACTTGTAGGTCCATTGAAAATGTTACTACATCGCCGACAGGGTTAGAAACACTATAGTTGGTCATTATGGCTTCGCCTGTGTATTTGACGTTGCCTCCAGTTGATCCTGCTGGACCGTAAATGAATGAACGGCTTGCTGGTTCAGTTCCGCTGATGTATCCATCTACGGTTGCATCCCATATTCCAGAAACGCTAATTGTTGTATCTTTTAGACCTACGATGTAGGACTTGTTACTCGAACCGAAAGCTGTAGTTTCGGCTGTATCTATTGTTTGTGGAAAACTAACGTCAGTAAGCGTATCAGATATGTTACGGCTTGAGCCACCAGTATCGTCTATCGCAAAGTCTGTTGACTTTCCATGTGCAAATGTTGGCATTTGATTCCTCCTAGAATCTTGCGAAGGCTACCATAAACGTTATGGAGCCACTAGACCCGGCAGTAGAAGCTGTCGCTCGTAAGTAACGGTTCACTGTTCCGGATACTGCTTTGAGTTCACTGGTCTTGGTTGATGCACCAACAACAGTGAAAGAAATAAGGTCAGCCCAAGACGTATTATTCGCCGAGTGCTGAACTTTAATTGTTGTATTCCCATTAACTGTATTAGTAGGAATGTGTAGAGTTGCCGCACCACCGTTGGCTGACGATGCAGAATTATCTACAGAACTTAAATTACCGAGTGCGCCATGAGCGATGCTTGCCCCTGCGGTTAGTTGAACTCCGCTTGCTAACGCAAATGTTAAGTTCGAGACTTGATTTGGTGTGCATTCAAAATCCGCTGTAACGGTTGAAACGTCTGCGACAGGGCTTGTAATTGCGTAATTAGTTTCGTTTGCTTGCGCTACTACAGCTCCGCCACCGATAGCGGCGGCTCCTTGCCTCAGCGTTAATACCGGGGATGTCGCATTGCCTAACAACGCAACAAGTTCCTCATCTGAGCCATCAGTATCTGATGCCCACATACCGCTTAACGATATTGTGCCTGCCCTAATCCCGGTGATATATGTTTTGTTGGTATCGCCGAAAGCCGTTGTTTCAGCAACTTCGTTTTCTTGCGAAATGCTTGCGTCATTAAAATATGACGTTAGGTCAAACTCATCAATATAAACGGCTGTTGATTTTCCATGTATAAATGATGGCATTACTTATCTCCCTTGGCTGGTTTCACAGCCTTGACGTATCCTGATTTTATTAACCAGTCATTAGGTTTTAGTTCTATTGCATCTCCGGGAGCATAGGTTTTTCCATTTACTTCTACGTTTGCTTCTCCTGTTTCTCCACCAGTGACGATATATTTTGGCATTTTGATAACTCCGTGTAGGCGTGACCGAAACACGAAGTCTGGTCACTGGGACACTTGCTTAACTAGTAAGACTATGACGTTTTTAGGTTAGCACTTCTCGAAAAGTTTGTCAGGTGCTTTCCCTATTATGCACCTGCTTTTTAGTAAATACAGCTGTATTGCGGGATATTGCGGTGCTTTTTTGTGCCTTCCCGGTATTACAGGTGCCTAACCGATAAGGCAGGTGCCTTAATGAGAAAGCAGGTGCCTTGATGTGCCTTTGTCGAAAAACAGGTGTTTTATCAAAAAAGTAGCTGTATTTGTCGGAAAGCAGATGCCTAAACGTTTATAGAAAAACCCGAATCAAACATGAATCGGAAAGGGTCCGCATCCGTGCCTGTACCCATATAGTTAGGCGGTTGGCTAAGTTTCGGTACCGGGAGGATGAAACATCTACAGTTAGGGTGCGCTGGAGGATTAGGACCGCTACCGCCTCGCCAGTTAAAGTTTTCTCTAACGCCAACCTTTTTGCCTCCCATCGGTACACATACATCGCAAACGTCAGTGGGCCCGGTAAGCCATTGCTTTTGTGCTGTAGCCCCTAATACTCCATCGCTATTCGCTTTTATTAAAGTATCCAACATTCCTCTGTTCTGTGCGAATGCTATTTCAGTCCTAGCTATCATTCTGGCTCTTGATCTGCGTAGTTTGTTTCCATACCGTTCGCCATGTTTTTTAGTTCTATCTAAAGCTGTTTCATCTCCTACACCTTTATCTTTTAATGAGTTTGCATATTGGTTCATGCTGTTCTCGACAGCTTTAGCCCATTTTGGGAATAACCCATTAGTGTACGGTGCGACAAATTCTGCGTAGTCTCCGGGAGATACAGGACCGATGTTTTGTAATAATCCGTAGATACGTTTTGCTGTTTGTTCTGGAGTAAGTCCTGTAACGGTTCTCCCGGTGGCGAAAGTTTGTTGCGCTGTGAACGCTTCTTCGATTATTACGCCAATGTTTGCTTGCACATCATCTGTGACGCTACTAATTATTTCAGATGCTCTAAACCGGGCATATACTTTTCCAGCCATGTCGTCAGGTTGCTGATCGAATAGAGACAAGGGCGGTATTTCTGGAGATGTCCATACTTCTGGTTCATACATTCCCCTAATAGTTACTTTACTTATTTCGTTTGCTCCCACTAAACGCAGATCAGACTGTAGCCGTTTCAGTTCAGCATTAACAGCCTCTCGGAGGCGAAACGCCATATCTCTTGCGCCTATCACATACCCCTCGAAAATTGCTTTTGCGATTGCTTCTGTTTCAGGTTGTAGCAATCCGATTAGGTCGTCTTGTACGGTTTCAAAATCCATTAGGTTTCGTATTAGTCGGCGGTATGTGTCCACCGGGATTGCTTCTATAGCATCTAACGTTGCTTTATATATGCGCCGTTCAGTCTTATCTAACTCATCGCTTTCAACTGGTCTAAATTTAGGTTCGTGGTTATCGCCACGCTTCTTTTGAACTAATTTGACCGTTACCGCATTATTAGACTGCTTCAGCTTCATCTGTAGGTAATCCTGCTAAGTCTCTAAGGTAATCGGAAAGATCATCGTCAGGTAGCATAGCACCTGAAGCTGTTAGTTTAGAAACATAGTCGCCTAGTATTCCTATATCTGGATCTCTAGGTGCGCTGTAATGCAATGTAGGTGATAGTTGTTCTTCTACTCCGTTTAATTTCATTAACCGGGGAATGGCATAGTTATTAAAAACATCAGCTATTCCTGATAGCCACGCTTCTATTGAATCTAAAAAGAGTTCAATTTTAGAAACAGATAGGGCTTGAGTTCCTACTTTTTCGTGACCAAGTAAGATAAAGTCGGCTAAGACGCTCATTGCGATACGAGCATCGTAGCGTGCTACGATCTGGTTAGTATCAAATTGCCTACGACCGCCACTCGTCAGTAGCTGAATGTCGTAGGCTTTCTGCTTCGTTTCTGGGTCGTATGCAAGAGGGAACACCAACCCTTCCTGCTCATCCCTGCGAATGTTCCGCACGATGCGTTTTATTTCATCAAGTGCGGCTGATTCCTGAGATGTCGCATTATCTGAAAGCAGTTGCGGAGGTACGAACGCTACAGGTAATCCTGCAAGGTCACGTTCTACACCTATCGCTTCAATAGTCTGTATGCGTTTTTGGTAATAGTAAGAAGTATAAGCAGAACGAAGAATTGACCTGCCCCTTGGATTATTTAACTTAGTTGAGGTTCTAAATAGCAATGCTTTTTCAATAGGAATAAAGACAGGCCCGGTACCAGCTATCGGGTTCATTTGCGTTAAACCTTCTATGCCACCAGTTTTGTCGAATTTCCATTCATAGACTGTGTCCTGTGATCGCATAGGTAGTTTGCGCCAGCCGATACGCCCATCGTTATATGCTGATGAGGTTCCGTCATCTTGATGCCCTGATCTGCGCTTGTAAACAATTTCATGATATGAAAAGCCATACGTTAGCATAGATAAAATATTATTAACCGTATCTTGCCATGAGATAGACATGTCGTTTAAGCATTGCGAAACAAACTCAGCTTCTTCTACTGACCTTTGGTCATCTGAATCTGATGGCATTACATTCCAATCGACAGACCTAAAAAGCATTTCAATCGCTGAAAGTATGCCACCTATCACTGGGTGGTTTTCAGACATCTCCCGGTAAATCGCATAGCCACGTTTGCCCTGTAGTTGGCGTAGGAAATCTTCCTCTACCCTTCCGCCGTATTGCACCAGCCCGGAAGAACCGATCTCCATGAAATCTGTTGATGTTGGGCGTTCTTTTATGACATCACTCATTTAATCTCCCAAGGGCTAACTTGTGTAGAACCAAACGGAATTACCGCTGGTGGTAGTTTAGCACCTACAAGTAGCTCCGTCACTGCCCATACCAAAGCATCTAGTCTGTCGGGTGATTGGCTATCAGTTGTCCACGAACACATTTGATCTTCAAGCTGTGGAAAACTACCGACATGTTTAACTTTATTTTGTTCATATAATGCGGCTACAGGTTCAGCTCTGGTTCTTTTGCCCCTACTTGCATGAACGGTTTTAATAGGTATGTTCGATTCAACTGTTTGTAGCGTATGCCTAACCATGTCGCCACCTTGGTTTGCTTCTACTACGATTCGGTCAGCAGATGAACGATGGTATAAAGCGATAGCGGCGTTTGCCCATTCAACCGGGGAGCCTTTAATGGATTTGTCATCTAAAACATATGCGTTGCCGTTAGCGTCAGCACCGACAGCTACTATGCCTGTTTCGGCTGAACTTTCTCCGCTACTAACTGCTGGGTCTATTCCTACGACTATGCGTGATAATTCAGGGTAATTATTCACCCTACAGTTTTCAATTAGTTGTCGATTCCATAATGCACCATCAACATCGTCAAGAATTTCAGCATGTAACTCTTGCCGACCTAACCTTGTCCCCTCATACCGGGATAGAACTTCCTTAATGAACGTAGGTGCTAGGTTAGCGGTGTTTTCATAAGTGCTACCTGTAGTAACAAAACAGTCCTCCCGGTCTACTAATGACTTAATTAATTTTGTTGGGCGTGGTGTAGTTGTAGCTACTAAACGTGGGTTGTCACCGATACGCAAACCAAAAACTAATTGATCCCACGCATCGGGATAACGCCAAGCGGCTATTTCGTCACACCACGCTAAATCGTGGTTAGGACCACGCAACCTATCAGGCTCGTCTGCGGAGAACGCTGTTGCAATGGCGCCGTTAGTAAACGTTACACGCCGTTTAGATGGTTCATAGCGTGGGCGGTCTTTCTCCGGGAAGATGCGCAACAGGCCCGATTCACCTTCTACCATTGTGTCCCTAACATCAGCGGCAGTAGCGCCAACTAAAGCGATTCTGCCAGCATTTCCGTTCTCGACTTGTTGTCGTACCCATTCTGCTCCGCTTCTCGTCTTGCCGAATCCACGCCCAGCGAGTATGAGCCAAATGCGCCAGTTACCGGGAGGAGGTAATTGTTTCGGTCTAGCCCATAGTGTCCAATCCCACATAGCCTGTATTTTTTCTTCATCGCTTAGTGATTCATACCAATTAGGTTCTAGTTGCATTAACCGCTGGATAATTGATTTTTGTTCAGTTTCGACTAGTTTATCGATTTTAGTCGAATTGCTATTTGCTGGCATTTTCTATCTCAGGATTAAAGGTGTTTGCTTCTAACGTAGATAACCGGGCCCTTAACATTTCGCCTACATCTGTTTGTATCGCTTCCCCATCTATTCCTGATATTTCATGTTTGCGTGCTGGGTCTAATCCGTTTAACGCGGCTCTGCGTTTTGAAATGTTTACAGCCGTATTAACTAACTGGCTTATTTCTCCGGGAGATGTTTCTGTTTCCCTTACCGCTTGTTCTATTTGCGCTACTACCGTTCGCAGTAAATAATCTAAACGTTCGTTTTCAACTAATCGCAGTTCCTCGACAGCTTCGCCACCCCATAAAGTAACTGCTTGGCTATAGGCTTCCCTTGCACCTGATCTCCCTGCGTAACCTAATCTGTCCGCTATTGCTTGAAAACTTAAACCTAATGATCGTAGCCGTATTACTTCCTCGTATTTAGCGAGTACTTCAGGTGTTCGATTTGTTTGTACTTTAGGCATGTACAGAGCCTAGTGGACAGAGTTATCTGTCGCAATGGTAGAGCGGTGTGCAGGAATCGCACCTGCCCCTTCGTCAAGGATTGACGACGTATCGCTCGTTGATACTTCCACCGCATGTGGTTTGTTTGGGTCGTATTGTTCTTCTAATATCTTTTTTCGTAACTTCCTATTAAAAGGGTATAGGTATCGGTGCTTAGGTGGTGGCATCCTTGTCCTATTTGTTTCTTTTGCCCATTGATAAAAGTCTGGGCGTAGGCTTCCGTTTTTCATTTTTGATGCAACGGTTCGGTTGTGTGTCCATTTTCCGTTTATGTAATACATTGGGCTAGTCCCGGTAACGCCTGCATATATCCAGTTGCCTGCTTGATAAACTCCGCCGTGGTGTCCTTGATCTGGATCAGCGAATGAGAAAACAAGTTGTATGTTTCTATTTTTTTCTTTCAGCATCTTTAATGCTTTCGCTACTACATAGGTGACTGGTACTTTGTGATCGTGGCGCATAGCTATTCGTGTTAATTCGCATAACTGGTTTTGTTGAAGGTCATACGGTGTCCCTAGCCAAGGGCTTGCTCCTCTGCTGAAAATAATGCATCCTATGAACTCTTGGGGTTGCCCTTCCCATATCCCAATTTTTATTAACTTCCCGGAGGGTAACCCTTCAGAATAATGCCAGTTCTCGACAGCGTACGTTGCGGCTTCTAGACTGCAACCTGTGACGGTAACATCGCTGAAGTTGTTTCCCATTATTTCTTTTGGAACGTATGCCCACATTCTGGGCATTGTATTTCTGTGTATTCGTCTAGCCGTGGTTCTTCATCAAAGTCGGTGGGGTTGAAGCTGGTGGGGTCTACTAGGTCTGCTATTAGGGCATCTACGTCATCTCCGTCATAACCTGTTCCTATTAAATCTTCGTTTGCCGCTATTTCACTTAGCAATGTCGAGAGGATTTGCTCATCGTATGATGCTAAGTCACTTGTCCTGTTATCAGCTAAAACTATTTTTTGGGCTTCGTCATCGTTTACATCTACCCAATAGACCGGGACTTCATCCATGCTTAAATGAATAGCGGCTTGTAATCGATGGTTGCCAGCTAAAACGTTGCTAGTACTTTTCTGGGCAACAATCGTTCCGTACCACCCATTTTGTTCTATTGATGTTGCGATAGCCCCTACATCCCCTAAACGTGGGTTATTAGGGTGAATGTTTAATGTTTTAGGGTCTACAAGTTCAACAGAATCTGTTTTCTTATTCCCACTTAAAAACGCCACATAACGAATGTAATCTATCTATGGTGGGTTTACAAGTGTTTTTGGGCATAAAAAAACCTCTCCCGGTAAGGAGAGGCTTTTTTTTTAGAACTCCTCGTCACCCCAATATGTTAAACCGCTTGCTGTACAAAGGGCTTTACCGTAGACCTTATCTTCGTATAATCCCCAACCACCGTATTGAAACCATGCTTGTTGTTGTCGCCTAACCTTAGCGGCTTCAACTACGCTGAATAGTTTTTCGCCGTTGCCATCTATTATCGTTGATGGGTTTTCATCCCAGTGGAAATCAACTCCTGCGTGGGTCATTCCTACTATCCAGAGAGCGGCTTCGTGTTTATTAGTTATCTTCCAGTTAATGAAAGCCCTAGCCGTTTTTTCTCTAAATTCAGGTGCCTCCTCGACAACCTGCTTTAGTTGTAAATAAGTGTATTCCATTATTGATCTATTCTTCCGTCTATAGCTGTTAGGCTGATAACGTAGTGTTTTTCTATACCGGGCCCCATTCCGATTATTTCGGTTGGTCGGCGGTAAGGTTCAAACACTGTTCCTTCAGCTTCTAATAATTCTTGTACTGCTGATTCTGCGAGTGATCGTGCTTGGTCTGAATCGACCGCATCAACCTCTAACTCGCCTTCAAATTCAACAGTAACTTGTACTGTGTATTTCATTGAGTTCCCTTTCTTGGTTTGATTAGTTGTTAACTCCATGTGTTGATCATACGGTCTTTGGCCCGGTATGTAAACTTTATTTTATATAAATAGGGTTTACATCATTATGTAATGTTGATATGTTTTCCGTATGGAGTTAACTAATAAACCAAAAAGAAAACAGGCATCCCAGCTTCGTGTCGGAATGAAAACAGAATATGGAACTATTACAAAAATAACGCCATTCTGTAATCATGTTCTGGTCGAAACGCAGAGGATGGGCTTTGAATATCAATTACGAAACAATGAAACGGTGGTGGTATACAAATGACGAGATACTAATTAACTCTTTGCGCATCTCCGGGTGGGTGCGTAAATAGGTGGTTAGTACCATCAGAAAGGAGTTACCAAATGGGTGACAGAAACACAATAGTGATCCACGAACCCGATGCGTATAACGTAGAGACAAATCCGCTTTACCTATACAGCCATTGGATGGGTCAGCATCTTGATCAAGTTGTTTGTGATGCGTTGCGAAAAGGTAGGACTAATGATCCAGCTTATTTCACCAGAATCGTTTTTAGTACAATGGTTCAAGACGACATTCACGGCACAACAAGTTTCGGGATAGCGCAAACACCGCAAGACCACGATAGCTATAATCACATGATTCATGTGAAATGGCATGGTGATTGGGGTAGCGAAATTTATTTAGTCAGAGATGGCAAAACGTATTCTAAGGAAGGGTTTTTGCTGGCTTTCGACAAAACACCAAAAGAAGAAACGGCAAATCTATGAAGGTTTGTCCTACCTGTCAACGAGGTTGGGAAAAGCTGAACAATCATCAGCGGATACGAACTAACGTTGAAAAAACGAGCGGTATGGAATTTGCCGCTATTAAAAAATTAGGTGATACTACCGGGAGTTGTAGAACGGTGTATGAGTATTTGATGGAGAAGGATCATCGGTGGGTTAGTGGTGATGAACTACGTACCCTAGTAAACGGTGACGGTCCGAGAAGGGCTAGACAGCTTCGTGACGAATACGGCGTACCTGTTGCAACTAAAATGATGCAACCTCCGGGAGAACGCCGACAGGCTTACTATCGTATTGTCGATAACGGCTTGTTGGATTTTCACCTGTAAACATTACAATCACATAAACCAATTAAACCAAGAAAGGAGGGGGCGTGAGAGAACATATCGCTTCATATAACAAGGCTCGCTTTTCAGTTTTCCATGCTGGTAAAACACCAGAGGTAAAAGTTGAAGCAAGCGCTGATGAAAAAATTGATACTTTCATAATCACCGTTCAAAATCATGGTGATTCAAACAGCTCATATAGCCAGCAAGAAATCAGTTTTGTTTGTCATAACGAAGATTTGCCAGCAGGGCATTTCTTAAAAGCAATCGCAGAAGCCCTACAGGCTTTTGTTAAACCATTAACAAACTAAGGAGGATTAATGGCAGAAGAAATAGAACTGCCGCAAAACATGGCTTTGGTGCGACCTACCGGGAGTACCAAAGACCTTGTTAGCGCAATGGCAGAATACCAAGACCTTTGTGTTTCATTATTAAATGAAGCAGACTGGCAAGAAATAAAAGGCAGACGTTTTGCTAAACGGTCAGCGTGGAGAAAATTAGCTGTCGCCTATGGTGTTTCATTCACCATTGTCGATAGACAAATTTTTTGGGATGATAACGGCAACCTAAAAGCCGCAGAGTTTGTAATTAGGGCAACAGCTCCTAACGGCAGACACGCTGATGGCTGGGGTGCTTGCTCAGTCGAGGAACGGAATGCTGGGCGTAAAGCAACCCACGACATTCCAGCTACGGCAGAAACCAGAGCGAAAAACCGGGCCGCCGCTGATTTATTTGGAATGGGTGAAGTATCGGCAGAAGAAATTGACCGAAACGCCATGTACATATCCGATGACCAACAACTTAAATTAAGGGAACGGATAAACGTTTTGCCAAGAAACCAAAGAACCATTTTTAGAGGTTTATGGAAAGATGCAAACTTACCTAAATTAGAATACTTAAACGATGACCAATTAGAACAAGTACATACGTTTTTAGATAATGTTGAATCTTTTGATGACCTAGAAGAAAGTTCTCCCGGAAATATAGAACCTGCTGTAGATTCTTTCTAAAAGGGGCATAATGAAAAAACAAAGATGGCGTGCGAAGGATTACGTTGTGATACCTCGTTCGATACTAACTCAGAAAATTAGTCCATCTGCTTTACGGTTATGGATAGCACTGGCATCGTTTTGTTATGACGATGATAAGTGCTATCCATCTAACCGTGCTGTGTTAGAACGGTTCCCTCCCGGTACCGCATTAAATACAGTAAAAGCCGCTAAACGTGAATTAGAAGAAGCTGGCTTGATAACTAGGCAGAGGCGATTCAAAGATGGTCGTGAAACCTCATCGATTTACTATTTGCTGGCACCACAAGGAACTGCATTTATTAAATCTGAGGGTAACGAAACCATTACCCATATAGGTAACCAGATAATTACTCACGAGGGTAATGGTGAGGTTACTCCATTAAGAGAACAACAAGGAAATAAAACTAATGATGGTTTAATTTTGAAAACTGTAGATGGTTTTATATTTGATAAGGAATTAGGACAATGGGTAGAACCCGAAAAAAAATAGTTGCGTTATTAGTAAGCATTTTAGTTTTTAGTTCTTCCAGTCATGCGTTTGCCTATTTGCAACCCGATATTGATTGGGGAGCTGTAGAAACATTTACATACGAATACGAATATGACATGTTCGAGAACTCTTTGATGGTGAAGTTTTTGCAGTATTGGTTAGGGATAGAACAAGATAGTGTCTACGGACCGAATACAAACCGGGCCCATCGGCAACGTGCAATGGAAAGAAACATCACCGTTCCGATACATGAATACATTGTGCCTGACCAAAACTTTGGTCCAGCAGTAGAACAATGGCGTAACGAAGTTATTTTAGCTATTACACGATACGGCGGACCTGCTACTGATGTTCCTAAGTTTCTCCGGGTGATGCGTTGTGAAAGCGGTGGTGACCCAAACGCATACAACGAAGCGAGCGGAGCATCAGGTTTAATGCAACACCTATCAAACTATTTTCCGTGGAGGGCAAAAATGGCGGGATACGAAGGAGCAAGCCCATTCGACCCGGTTGCAAATATAAATACAAGCGCATGGCTAATTTACGAACATAGAGCAGGAGGGTGGCAACATTGGGTTTGTCAATAGCAATGGTTGAAACAAAACCATTAATAGAGTTTCTAAATTTAACGATGTCTAGGGACCATATGCAAAGAGCATTCGCTTTAGAGTGTTCTCTTGAAATGTACCGCAAATTGTTATACCGGGAGAAAATAAGCTGGTATAAAGCAGACGAATACGCAACAGCTTTAGGTAGGCATCCGATTGATATATGGCATGATTGGTATGAAATAACCAGTCGAGAAACGGAACGCTGTGCATAAAATTTTTGTCAATATAACTGGGCTTATGTTACAGTCAAGTATCTATGAAAAATAAACCAATGACAGTAGGTGCGCTTTGCGCAGGATACGGCGGACTTGAACTAGGTTTGTCACAGCTTACTGAAACCAAGTTAGTTTGGCATAGCGAAATAAACCCACACGCAGACAAGATCATGCAAAAGAGGTTTAATACTACAAACTTAGGCGACTTAAAAGAAATAACATCCCCGGTAAAGGTTGATGTTGTTACAGCAGGTTTCCCCTGCCAACCTTTTTCAATCGCTGGACAAAGAAAGGGATTACATGACCAAAGATGGCTCATTGATGAAGTTTGCCGTGTTGCGTATGAAGCGCAATCAAAATGGCTTATTCTCGAAAACGTCAAAGCAATCACTACCGCTAACAACGGACACGCTCTTGCAAGAGCCGCTGAAGCGATGGCCCGATACGGTTTCACACGCTGGGAATGGGGAACTATACCAGCGTCAGCGGTTGGCGCACCCCATAAAAGAGAACGATGGTTTTGCGTTGCTACCAACACCGACAAGATCACAGGGGAGAAGTTTGACGTCAGGGATGGCGAAAAGCACAGGGCGCAAACCGGGGAGTACAGGACAGTTAAAAACAACAATTCACGATTTAGTTTTTCTGGATCGTCTTTTGAAAAATATCAACCAGCAATCAATCGATGGGAACAAATTATCAACAGACCAGCTCCAGAACCATATAAAGACTACAGGCTCAATACAAGATTTGTTGAATGGATGATGGGGCTCCCGGAGAACCATGTATGTGGTGATGATTTAGATATAGCTAGAACTCACGCCTTGCAAATCATGGGTAACGGCGTCGTGCCGCAACAAGCCGCAGAAGCTGTAAAACAATTAGTTAATAACTTAAATGGGCAAATATGCGAGTAGGGGCATTGTGCGCAGGTTACGGAGGGCTAGAACTAGGTTTATCTTCCCTCATCGAAACTGACTTGAAATGGTTTAGCGAAATAGAAAAGCATCCTATTAATGTTATGCAAACTCATTTTAACGCACCGAACTTAGGCGATTTAACACAAATAATAAAACCACCTGAAGTAGATATAGTTACGGCAGGCTTTCCTTGCCAACCAGTATCTACCGCAGGTCAGAAAAAAGGAGTAGATGATGAACGATGGCTCATTGAGGATGTTTGCAGAGTTGCCCGGTCTGCAAACGCAAAATGGCTTATCCTCGAAAATGTCTCAGCAATACTTACCACAGGCGATGGATACCCTATGGCAAGAGTGTGTGCGGAATTGGCCCGACACGGTTTCGGCAGATGGGAATGGCAACTTATACGAGCGAGTGATGTCGGAGCCCCACACAGACGAGAGCGATGGTTCTGCGTTGCTACACACACCAGTAGCGAAAGAGGGAGCGATAGGCTATCCAGATCGTTTCGACAAGCGTTACACGAAAGAAGCGACACGGTATCGCCTAGCGGATCAACTAGCATCATTAGAAATGAAGTATCTTCCGACACCGCTGGCTTCGGATGCGAAACATCATGGTCCCGGTATGGATTGGAAGAAAAGGAAGAATCACATATCTTCGGTCAGTTCGGTCCTTATGAACCTGCGATTAGAAGGTGGGCAGACATCATCAGACGATTGCCACCAAGAGGAACAATCAACACTGGAGTAAACCCACCGTTTGTTGAATGGATGATGGGGCTCCCGGAGGGCTGGGTTTCAGACATCGTTTCATCAACGAGCGCACAATTAAAAATGTATGGAAATGGTGTCGTGCCGCAACAAGCCGCATACGCAATGAAAACGTTAATAGAAAGATTAGATAATGCCTACTGAATTTGATAAATGGTTAAACCGGGGAATAGAAAAAGGTTGGGTATCGCCACCGTATTGCAACGCCCATGAGTTTCATCACCCTGACGACAAAGAAGAATTTGCAGAACTTTACGAAGAATACGGAGGGATAGATTTTTGTTGGCGAGTGTTAAGGATATATGACTGATGTTGCCGTTTTACACAGACGATGATTGCATAATCTATAACGGTGATTGTTTGTCGATTATGCCGCTTTTGCCGACAGGTGGCTTTGATGAATTTGATTTGCTGTTTTTAGATGCACCTTTTCAGATATACAAAGACTTTCAAAAAGAGGATTTTCCAGAAACTAAAACCGTAGTAGCGTTTACTAATTCCTCAAATGTTCATTATTTGTATGAGCTGTTTGGTAAACCACGTTTTGAACTTATTTGGAAAATGGGGAACAGCAATGCCCGGTGGACAACGCATTACGGTCCGCTAACGGTCCATGAAACTATTTTAGTATGGGGTGAAACAGGTGAAGCCTATGTAGGTGAATATAATACTGACCGAACACCACGAAAACTAGGAAGCAACATCGGAAGCGGAGAAGGTCGTTTAAGCGGTCATAAAATATACACACCTAGAGAAAGAAAAATGATTTACTCTGTTCTCGATTATCCGCAAGATGGCGGCAATGCTTCAAACGGCATGGGAAGGATGGGGAAGCCGTTAAAACTAATGGAGATATTACTTGAATGGGTAAACCCAAAAACGATACTTGATCCGTTTATGGGTTCAGGAACCACTTTGGAAGCCTCCCGGAATCTAGGAATGCACACAATAGGCATAGAAAAAGAATTAGATTATTGTGAACTAGCAAAAACCAGATTAGCCCAACAAAGGTTAGGAATATGAAACGCACACCATTAAAACGAAAAACACCATTGAAACGAACTGGGTCACTATCCCCGGTAAGTAAGAAACGTGCTAAAACAAATCGCCAACGTAGGGCTTTCGTAAAAGAGGAATTAGACAAACGCCAGTATTGTGAAGCAAAAATACCAAGCGTTTGCACCCGATGGTCTACAGAAATACATGAACCGATTTTAAGAAGCGCAGGCGGCTCCATACTAGATGCGGCTAACTCTGTTGCTATCTGTCGAATGTGCCATACATGGGTTCATAACAATGTGGGCGAAGCAAAAAAAATGGGTTTAATAAAACCATCACCAGCATATAGGAGGTTCACATGAATAAAGTTCCTCGCAGATGGCATTTAGAAGATGACGAACGCCCTTGGACATTAAACAGTGAACGGAGCTGGCATTGGAGCAAACGAGCATCACGCACTAAAACTACTCGAGAAAAGTTCTTTTGGTTAGCGAAAATAGAACAAATACCGCATTTAGAATATGTAAGCATTGATGTCGTTCCTTTAACTTCTTCATCTACCGGGCAACTAGCAGACCCAGCTTCACATTTCCCAGCGGCTAAAGCGGCAATAGACGGCATAGTAGACGCAAACGTAATCAATGACGACAATGGCAAACATATACAGCGCATAACTTTTTGGTCGCCTATAAGAAATAACAATGATGGCTTACGGTTGGTTATTACCGATAGGTCAGATAATGAAAGAGGATATAAATGAATATGTTAGAAAACCTAGACTTCCCGGAGGGAACAAATATCACTACGCTTTTTACATGCGGTGAATTAACAGAAGCGATGGAAAGATTGCAAAAGCAAATATCAGACTGCGGAAAACTACGCAGGGCTATTTGGTATCACCTATGGAAAGATAACAAGATGACGCAACAACAACTAGCCGATGAAAGCGGAGTGTCTCGACAAATAGTCTATTTAGAAATTAAACGATATAAACAAGAAAACAATTTATAGAGGTAATTCAACCTCAACACGCTGTGCTTGCCCACCGATGGAGTAGCCTCGCAGTTTTCCAGCTTTTACTAAATCCCAAGCCCAGTCTTTCCAAATAACCCCCATAAAAGGTGTATCGGTAGGGAACTTGTATTTAGTTACACCTTCACCGGGAACCATTAAACTCATTTCAGTTTGCATTGGCATAGTCATTATTTCTACCATTTCACCTGCTGGTTTATCTGAATGCTGTAAGTAGATAGTTCTATCTCCATTCCGCACCCATTCCCAAATCGACTTTTGCAACTCATCACTGTCGATAGTTTCACCATGCGCATCTTCAGCTCCCGGTATATAAACCGGGCCCATTGTGTAACGTTGTTCAGCTTTTACGATAGTTGCTAAGTTTACTTCTGAATGTGTTTCAACTCCATCTATCATTCGTTTGCAAAGTTCCTCATCGATTAACTCATTTATTATGGCTAAGTTAGTGCTACTTAGTTTTTTATCTGTTAATAGATAAGTGTTTACTAATTCTTCAGTAGCTACTTTCTGTGCCTTGTATGAAAAACTTTCTATTTGCCGTAGGCGTTCTTCAGCTTTCTCCCGGGAGATGTAGCAACCAAAACTGCGAGAACGGTCAGCGTTATATACACAGAACTGTCCATCTTCCATAACGATTTTCTTTTCGTAGTCATAAAAGTCTTTTTCTTCATCATCATCCATGTAACCAGTTTCAACATCCTCCATGTGGTCCATAGGTTTGCCAGCTATTTCCATTTCTAACGCATGTATTATTTCCATAACGTCTTGACGTAATTCTGAAGCACCGTCGAATGTGTACGGCATCATTTCGTTATACGCCATTAACAAATGGGTCATTGCTCCTTTTTCTTTTTCTATTTTTTCTTCCATACCTTTTTCTCTTTCTCTCATAATTTGGTCTCTTATTTTTTTACTCCAAGACTTGCCCGGTGTTCCTCCCCAAAGCAAATGCGCTTGGAATCCTTTGCTTGGATAATTATCATCAGATGGTTTCCATCCGCCTGATTTCTCATCAATTGCGTGTCTGCTGAAAAATGAGTGCATTCTAAGAACAGTAGAAGCTGATAATTCTTTTCCATTAATAATGTCCCTAGCCCTTGCAAGCCCTATGACTGTTCCTCCACGATTACTAGGAGATTGTTCAGCTCTAAGTTTCAACCCACGCCGTGCCGCTTCAACCATTCCTTGTGTTGGTTTGTAAGTTGCTTTTTGAACTTTAGCGCTACTACGCATGGGGTGTCCCTCCGGGAGCAGATCAGTATCATGTTTGCCTGACCTAAATCGACCATTCCGCAAAACATATAAAAAAGAATTAACTCTCGCATACGCCCATTGTTCTTCAGAACGTACGCTAGGGCGCACTGATTGTGGATTAGTGCGGTATGCACCAATGCCCCTTCTAAATACAGCACCTAAAGTTCTTAGGTTTGTTCGCTTAGACCGGGCAGAACCAACTTTTTCATTGTGTTCTTCAACCTTGCGCTTTAACCCTTCTCTAATGGCAGGAGTTAATTGCTTCTGTTCTGATTCCATTTAACCAGTTTAGTATTGCCTATGTATTTGTCCAGACATAAAAAAAAGCCCCTCCGTATGGAAGGGCTTTTTTTATTTTTTTATCTTGCTCGTAAAACTCTCATTCTTGAGTTTTTTGATATAGAAAAAATTCTTTTTTCGTTAGGTTTGTCGATTACTGTAGCGCGGAAAACGTATATTTCGCCTTGGTGTGTTTTTCTGATGCTATCTATTTCGCACCAGTCACCATCTACAACGAGGGTATCCCTGATTGTAATCTCTTGGACATTTGAAAATGTTAACATTGAACTTCCTTTCTTGGTTTTATTTTTTGTTAACTCCATGTCTCTGACTATACGGTATTGGGCCCGGTATGTAAACTTTATTTTATATATTTACAAATGGGGGTTATACCTGTAAAGTGTTCTTATTAAACCAAGAAAGGAGTTGCAATGAATTGTTGCTATGAAAAACCAAAGCGAGTTGATCTCGGCGATGGCTGTGTTTTCTGTCGTGAGAGTACAGCTCCCGGTAGTGGTCGATTCGTTAATAGAATCCCTACGTTTGGGCATGACCCTAATGGTGATGGGATTGAATACGATGGCTACATCTGTCAGGAGTGCGATGAGTTTGTCGGATGATAATTGGTTCCCTAACAAAGGTAACCGCATAGAGTTAGTTCATACTAATGATGAACACACAAAACTTTCTCCGGGAGATAAAGGTGAGATCATATTCGTAGATGTTGAAGAAGCCGACTACGGAACATATTACATTGAACGCATTGACGTTAAATGGGATTCAGGATCTAACCTATCACTCGTACCGGGCGAAGGTGATCAATTTATTTACTACCCTAAAGAGGAGGGCAAAGATGCTTAATGGATTAAATATCTATCAGGTAATTAACTTAGTAGGTTTTACTACTTTGTTTTTATTAACAATGGTTATATGGCTAGAGGAGGAAGGTGTCGAGTTATGAAAATAAAACTTTTAGGGTTTACACCTGAACAAGAAGAAGCCTTTAATGAACAACTCGAAAGAGAAACAGATGCGTTAATGGCGAAACGAGAAGAAGAACAATATAAAAAAGAAGGTAGGCAATGACTGAAATAGACTATGAAAAACAAAAACGAGCGCATAAATTATGCACACAATTAGCGCCGTATTCATGGAATAATTTTGCTAAATCATTAATTGACTTTTTTAATGAAAAAGGTTTCCTAACCATTAAGCAAATAGAAGCTGGTGAAGGAATGCTAAAAAAAGCGAGCGAAAAAAAATGGACACAGGGAGAAGATCCCATTCCGGTAATGCCAATAATCGGACAATCCATGGATAAAACTGAACCACCGATTAGCATAGAGGATGAAGAAGAACCGTTCTAAAGCAGTTTCATTCTTTCATGTTCTCTTAATCCGCCCCATATACCGAACTCTATGCGGTTGTCGAGTGAGTAACTTAAACATTCTTTTTTAACATAACAGCGTTGGCATACTGAAATAGGTTTTTGTAAAGTTGCGTTACTTCTATTTAATGGGAACCAAACATTAGTATCCACACCCTTGCAAGCGGCATGGTAAAACCACCAGTTAGGGTCTATTTCTTTTTTGCTTTTGGGGCAGGCTTCTTAGCTGTTGCTTTTTTAGCTGGTGCTTTCTTTTTAGCTGGTGCTTTCTTTTTTTCTGGG